TATCACAGAGTTCCTCCAGTTGTGGTGCTACGGTATTGTGCTGACCAAGTAAAGCTACCAAGATTTTATTAATGGTTCCCTTACCCGATCTGCGTGGGCCAATGATGTTAAAGAATTTCTGCTGGGCGGTATCACCCGACAAAATGTAACCGAAGATTTCTTGCAAGCACTCAATCGATTGCTGATCTTTGCCCCATACATCGTTTAAGAACTTCTCCCACTGAGGGCATTGTGCAGCTGGATCATACGCAAACGGCAATGAGTTCTGTGTGTACAAACCTAACGAGTGTGGTAGCAAGATGTTATCTTCTAAATGAAACAATCCATTTTTAAGACTCACCAACTTACTGGCTTCTGGGCGATTAGAACCGTAGCCATCAAGCCAAACTGGTGGGCGTGTATTAGCTTGGTTTTGCAAGTGAACAAGAGCCTTGATACCATCTAACGCACCACTCACGCTGGCTGGGTTTGGGGCGAACGCAACAATATTGCCTTTGCGGTCTTGTTTCTTACACTTGTCTAAAAACTTGTACAACTCCGAGCGAATCGTAGACTCCTCCACTTCGGAGTAATGCGTGCCTTGGTAACTATAAAAGTCACCAGAGTAGTGAACCAGCTTGATACCTTCCTCAGATGAGAACTTGCTATCCAAAAAGGTTTGTGCGTTCTCAAGGGGCGCGGCAGTAAGGATCACATCGCCTTTTGCCAGTGCTTCGTTGCGTTTGTTCTGCGATACCTTGTAAGTCAAACTGCGTAGGGTTGCGCCACCACTCTTTTGACTGAATGTTTTCCACTTGTTCTCACATGCGTTGGTGGTGTAACTCTCCACACTACCGTCACCATATGACCAGCGATCCCAAGCCTCACATGCTTCCAAGTCGCCCTGGAATTGGTGATGTAAACACATCCCTACTTGTAACCAATCGGTGTAGTAAGTTGGGTCAAAGTTAGGCAACAACTCGGTTTCAACTCGAGCAATATCCCAGCCATCAACTGGTGGGTTGTAGTCTGCAAATGCATCGCCAGTGATCCGAACTGTACGCTCTGGAATTAAGTGTGCAATGCTTTGCAACTCGGTTGGTACATCACCGCTAATCTTGTGGCCAGTAACAGTAAAGTACCGACCTTTGGGGTAAATCTCTAAGCCTTTATCGTGGTCAACATGAGCCCCTTGGATATCGGCTAGGGTAAATATCTTTACGCCAGTTCCCGAGGGGCTAACTTCCATGTAGCCACTAATCCCATTGGCAATCTTTTCCAATTCATGATTAGTAAATTGATTTTTTGAGTCATCGTAACAGTCATCGAGATCTACTCCAATAATGTGGTCATCGTCCGTAAAAACGAAGCCTACGCCGTCAAATCGTCCAGTTAGGTATGCAGCCTCAACCGAATGAAAATCGCTCCATGTAGAGCCGTTTGTGGAGCTTGCTGCCTTACCGCTAGGTTGTACTGGTAACTTTGACCAGCGTTTTGTGTCGCCCTCGCCAACTTCTACATAATTCCACAATGTCCAGCGAGGTATTGTTCTTAATGCTAATGGTATGTTTTGAAATAAAACTGGTAGTACTTTCGGTTTCATCTGTTTTCCTCTGTGCCTTTCTACTTATGCAAACTTTACCACAGTTCTATATACCTTCTAGTTATATAGCTTATTACTTTTAGTTATCATTATCCACAGAAGCCATAGAAGACACGGTATAATTCGTATTGGTTCATATTATTTTATTTTATTTTTTTAAATTAAAGAATAAATTCAAAAATACTATGGCTTCTATGGATACCCTGTCTTTTCAGTAGGTTTGCACCCCATAAACCACTACATCTAGTATGTTTTGCTCCAATTTCAGTAAAATGGTGCGCCGCAATACAGACAGTAAAGACAGGATGCAGCGCAACATTATGCCAAAATGGACTCTGCCTTTTTCACAAACCGCTCAATATTTACATTTTCCCGCACTTCAAACAAGTGATAGGTAGTGTCATCATAGTTTGTACCGATACCGTAGGACATGGGTCGACCAGGGAGATTCCATTTAGCCACTTCAAAGTCTTTGACTGGCAACAAATGCACTGGAGCCTTTCTATAATTCCAGCTATCAGTCAACATCTGAGCCACATCGCCATCATAAGTAGCCTTGCATGATGGTTTACCTACCATCCTCCATACCCTACGATTGACGCATAGGAATGATGGAGCCGCAAATAGTCTGGAAGGATCAAGATGGTTTGATGCTTGCTCGTTACCTACCAAAGTACCCCCGCCAGCCAAATTAATACACTGGCCGACCTTCTCGCCACTCAATGGAAGGCAATCGATATCGAAGAAAACCAATACATCAAGATCATCATGCCGATGAATTACCCAATCCATCCATTCGCCATGATCTAACCCATGAATCTTATGTTGACTGATTGGCAGTTTGAAGTGATCCATTACCTTCTTTTGATAATCCACTACTCTGGGATCGATGTTATCCCAGTAAAGTGAAAAGATTGCTGCGTTCATACTTCTACCTCATGACCTAACTGTTTAACCATTTTGTATGACCACTTACGGAAAGCCTCACGATGTTCTGCATCTTGCGGATCCCGGTCATCCCATATCGACTGGATCACAAACTCACCATCAGTATCAAAAAACTCAATACGCAACATGTTGCCGTCTTTGTCATAAATATCAGTTGGAATTAATCTCATTGCCTATCGCTCCTTGCTAAACCACCACTAAAAATATAAGTACCAGTATGGGTGAGTTTTGCCCACGGTGCTGCCCAAATTCTAAAACCATTCTCTCTTGCCAAATCACAGAAGTGATAATCTTCTGATAAGTAACGATTATCGGCTGGTGATATTGATGTATCAAAGATATTAGCAATCAATGTACCGACATCTTGCGGGTTGACCACAGTAAACATATCGTTAGAATACTTCGGTGCTACCTCAGTTAACTTTGCAATAACATCACGCTTAATTAACATAAAGCCAGTACCACCCTTTTCAATCTCGATGGGCTGATCAATACGGCCAGTCGCATCTTTCTTACCAATCGTATTGACTACAAAAGATCCGGTGTACTCATGCAATTTATCTGCGGGTACACCACGCAAAACTGCCGCATGGACTTCATGCCAGTTAATTTCTTTCTTGGGATAGATGCCACAGATCACATCCACATTGGCTCGTGCCATCTGCACGATGTCATATGGTTGCCAGCTAATATCAGCATCAATAAACATCAGATGACTACATTCTGATCTTAAAAAGTCATGAGCCAATCTGTTACGAGCACGAGTAATAAGCGACTCATTTAACATCATAGAGAAATTCATCTCGATACCATTCTGAGCTAACACTGCTGGTGTTGATGTTAAATTGATAGCGTATGTACCAGTACACATACCACCATACATTGGTGTTGCTATGAAGATTTTCGGTTTTTTGTCCATGGGTAATTTCCTTTGTAATGTTCTAAAGTTGCTTGGTTGCCTTGCAAATGCATTGCTTCGTGATGCGGTCTGACTCGATAGTTAATAGTATGTTCACCATTACAATCAAACTCTGGCAAGAGTTTAGCCATCTCGTTGTAAAACAAACGATCCATAAAAAATGAGTCACCAAAAAACTGATACGAATGACGCATTAAATATTTGCGTTTAAAACAATAGCAGTTTGTATCTACAAAATGGTGATGGGGCGAAAATACAGATTGCCACTTACCCAAGCTTTCACAATTGTCTGCAATAACAAAAGTACCATCTTGCCGGACGATGTTACGCAAACTATAAGCCCATTGCAAATCACGCTCTTGAATAAAGTTCACCAACTTTTCAACATGATCTGGCTCAAACCAGTTGTCTTCATCCAAAAACAAAATGTAATCTGCATCAGTCAGCATTGGGAACGCTGCATAGATGCGGTGTCCGTTGTAGCCATCATGCCCAGTATTCTCGGACAGATGGATTACTTTGGTGTTTTTATTGAGGACAAACTCATTGTCGCATCGACCATCTACCACCACTAAATGCTCTACTTCAATGGTCTGATCGGTTACGCTATTAATGGCTTGTTGCACATGCTTTGTGCCAATTGTCGGTGTAATTACTTGGATGCGCATGATACCTCCTCAATTCGTTTTCCAATCCAGCGCATAACTGGTACTGCCATACTGTTACCCATCGCTTTGTAGCGTGGCCCATCGGGGCACTTTGGTTTGATGTTGGTGTAATCATCGGGAAAGCCTTGCAAACGCTCACACTCAACGGGTGTCAATCTGCGTACTGCCATCTGTTGCATCAACTTGGGACCACTGGTATTTGTACCACCGCAAGCTTGGGTTAAGGTTGCAGTTACATTACCATCGATCGCTTGGTTATACACATCGACTGCGTATGCGGTTGCGGTTTGATTGTCGCCCATGTTGGCACGAAGAGTAGGTGTACCATCCCGAACAAACCGAGCTGGGCTACCTTCACGCTTGGCAATTCCAGGTTCAAAGCCATAAGCCACACCATGCACACCAGTTGCATTCAAAGTGTACATTGGGCCATCTTCAGTAAATCCATCTCCGTTACCGCCATTCTCGGGTTTACGGCCGATGGTGTTTTCAGCTAGAGCAATTGGTACATTACCACCACCAGTACCCCAGCGTGCTAATACAGTCGTGCAAGTATCGCCCATCTCCTTGACTCGTGAATCGGTAGGATGGTTCTCGTAAACAATCAAGCCTCGCCCATCTTTGATATCTTGGTTTCCGAATCCTTTGTAGTCTCGAGCAAGGAGGGTTCCGATTGTATGACTGCCATCTGGAGAGCTTCCTTGAGGAGCGGAGGCAACACCTTGTTTCTTACCTCGGCTCTTCGGAGGATTCCGGCGCAAGCTTTCGGACTCAAAAAGAACCTTTGCGGGACTGACCCAGTCTCCAAGACATCCAACAACGAAGACTCTTCTGCGTCTTTGTGGTACTCCAAAGTATTGAGCATCAAGCACCCGA